CAAACGGCTGCGACGTGTCGATCTGGTGCTGCGCCCAGATTTCGCGCTTCAGCGCCTTGCGCCAGAACTCGCGCTGGAACTTCGTGAGGCCGTGGCCCGGGCCTGCCAGCTCGCGGTGCATCAGCGCACGGATGGGCGTGAGGTGGTCGCCGATGTGCTGCGACACCTTGGCCAGCTTTGCCGCGACAGCCCTTGCTGCCTCCGGGTTGACGGGCGGCGCAGGCAGCTCCTTGTGCTTGGGCAGCAGCGCTTTGCGGCACAGCTCGCGGAACTGCAACACTGTCGGCGGTTGGTCGATTGGCAGGTGCTGCAGCGCGTGCTTGATGGACTCAGGATGCTGCTCCATGCCGTCCAGCTCGTGCGCCCAATCAGCCTTGACGGCCTCGATGCTGACGCCAGACCAGCGGCCCGTGAAGTGCGAGCCATAGACGAGCTGCAGCTTCTCGAAAATGCGATCAATCCATGCCGATGGCATTGCCATGAGTGGCCTCCATGTCGATGAAATCGCCAGCGGCGACGGTGGGTGTTTGGGTGGCCATGACCCCCAGGTGCGCCTCGACACGAGCCCTCGCGTCGGGGTCCATGATTCCGGGCGAAGCGCGGTACACGCGAAGCTCGGCCGGGGTCGGTGGACGCGGTGCTGCAGGCCTTGGCGTGATGGCCTGGCGTGCTGTGTCCTGGGCTGCCTTGACCTGGCGGCGCTTGAGGCTCTGAGCCAAGGCGTTCTCCCAGGCGGCCTGCGTGCGCAGCTCGCCGGGTCGGGTCAGCCAGTACGCCGTGAACTCGGCAAGCCCCTCGGCCATGGCGCCAGAGTCGAGCACGGGCAGACCCATGAGCTTTGCTTGGACGGAGAACGCGGCAGATGGCTCCCAGCCCTCCCGAACCGGGAACACCTCGCAGTCGGGCTCGTGCGCCCGCGCTGTTGTTGTTGTTGGTGTATTACTGGTTCCGGTTCCGGTTCCGGTTCCGGTGTCGTTCTTAACCGTTACCCCATCCGTTGGTAACGCGTTACCGTCACGTTGCTCACGCCTTGCTGCTTTGTGCTTCGCAACGCGCTCCGCCGTCTTGCGGCGATAGTCCAGCATCTCCAACACGCGAGCGGTGATGGTCAGGTGGTACATGAGGCCGTCGTCGGCCTGCCACCAGCCGCGCATCAGCACCTTGCGGTATTTGGCCCAGGTCTTGTCGTTGACGCCGATCAGTGCCGCGATGACCTCCTCATCAGCTGGGAGCGAGCCGCAGGGCTCCTGGCGCCAGGAAACAAGCCACTGCATCAGCAGCAAGGGTCGGGCCTCCTGTCCAGCCTTGGCGGCCAGCGCCCATGTTCCGGACTGTTCGATGCGCTCGTAATCGAGCTCAAAGCGCCAGCCCTTTGCTTTGGTGTCGGCGGGGTACGGGGCTGGTTTGGTCACGCAGCAGCCCCCATCGCAAAGATGCTGGAAGCGGCCACCGACTCACGCCAGGCCTCACCGCGGCGGATGCGCGTGACCAGCGAGTGGTGGACGCCATAAAGCGCCGCCACCTTGATGCCCGGCAGAGTGCTGGCGCGAATCTCGCGGGCCTGGGTCATCGTCAGCTTGCCCGCCTTGCGCTTGGCATTGGTGATGGCCGCGATGCTCGACGGCGTGCGCTTGTAGGCGTCTTGGGTGACTAGGTAGGCGGCCATCTGTGCCCGGCTACCTGCTCGCAAGTGGGCGGGGTTGACGCAACGGTGGTTGCAGCAGGTGCGCCAAACGGCCTTGCCTGCGGCTGGCTTGCCGGTGTGCGCCTCCCATGCCAGGGCCGTGACCGTGACGCGGCGGGCGCGCACGCCGGGCTGTTTGGGGTGCATGGTCGGGATGCAGGCGCAGGGGATGCCGTTGCCACCGATGGCGCCTGTCCACTCCCAGCACTCGCCTACCTCAATGCAGCGAGCGTGGATGTCTGCCAGGGATGCGACAGCGTGACTCATGCGTTACCCCCCACCTTCCGCCAAAGCGCCACGGGGTGCGCCCGGGTGCCTGGGCTGTGCGCCTTGCGGTATTGATCGGTGCGGGCCATGGGCAGGCCTTCGCGCAGCATCACGCGGGGCAGAGAGCCCCAGACGTAGTGCGTGTGGGGGTTTGGCAAGCCCTGGGCCTCGCAATGTGCGCGCACGTCTTCCATGGCGAACAGGGCGCCATCCGGCAGGCTGTCGATGTACTGGCGAGCCACTTCAATGAAGCGCTCGACCCAGGATGCCGGCTCGTTGAACAGCGCGAGCGCCTGGCCGGCTGCCTTGAGGTCTTGGCCGGTGGGGGTGTGGGCGCTGGGGGTCATGAAACCAGCTCAACCACTTCCACATCGAGCCAGCCAGCCTTGCGGGCCAGGTCGGCGCACTGCGTCGCGGCAGACCGGATCACGTAGGGCTTGGCGACGCGCCGCTTTTTAGTGTTGGTGCGCCACTCGTTTTCATCGAACGGCTTGGGTGCGGCGCCGCCAGCCTTCTCAGCCATAGCGACGACGCGCGCGTGGTCGGCACGGGCCGCCTCAAGGGTGCCGGGCGGGTAGCCCGACACTGCGAAGCCCTTGTGCTGGGGCTCCTTCTCGGTGATCGCCTTGGGGCGGCGCTGCTGCTTTGCCGTCTCCTGCATGCGGTGCTCGGTCAGCAATTCGCCGCGCACGTTCACAAACTGCAATGACATGGTCAGAACTCCTCGTGTGTTGGGGCGTCTTCTTCTGGCGCAGCCCACGCCATGGCCTCGTTGAACTTGATCGAGGCGAATTGAAGGCCTGCGTCGAGCAGGTAGTCGGAAACGGCTTGCTTGATGGCTTCGTGCGCATCAATCGGAGTGAGGCCGATGGCGCCCTGCAGCTTCCCGGCGAGTTGGGCTTCGGTCATGCAACCCTCCCCGTCAGTGCCTCAACCACGGCTTGGTGCTTCACACGCAGGGTTGCGAGTTCTTCGCGCGCCAGGCGCAGCACCTTCTCGGTTTCGCTTTCCTGCTTGCGCAGGCTGATCCGCCGCGCAGCCAGGCGTGCGGCCGTGGCGCTGGCCGCGGCCAAGCTGCTTGGGGTGTGGGAGTGACTGGAGCGGCCAACGGGAGTCGAACCCGCAACCACGGATGTGGAAGAACCGTGCTCTGCCAGTTGAGCTACAGCCGCAGAAAGAAAAAGCCCGCGCGCCCCACCTTGAAAAGCATCCGTCGCTGTCATCACGAGCGGATCGCTGCCCAGGGAGGAAAAGCAGCCGGCCACGACATCTGGCCGAGACGACAAGGTGGTTGTGGCACGCGGGCTGGAAATGGCGGCCCCGCCCTGCGGCTTACGATGGGTGTTCTTCACGCAACCATCACCGAAGGACGGGACCATGGAAAGCTCGAATCTGGATGTCATCGCCATCGCCGACGCCCTCAACCAGACTCTTGCGAGGGTGATGGCTCAGGACTGCGCGATACAAGCGCTAACCGCCCTTCTGAGTCCAGAGCAAGGAAAGGCATTCGCGCAAGATTTGCGGCAGCGTGTGGCCCGATCAATGCAGATGCACGCTCACCACAGCACTCCGGCAATGGACGAGGCAATGACGTTGCAGCTGAATGCGTTCCTCGAATCCGCAGGGCACGCGCCACCGCGACCACCAGGCGATTGAAGCGCTCACCCATGGCTCACCTCGCTGGTGGAGGGCTGGGGTTTGCGGCGCGGCGGGCGGCATGCAAGGAGCGCATCGCGCGAGACCTTGCCGCCTGTCAGTCGCTGAATGGCGCTGCTGTAGTCGGTTTCGCCGGTCCATTCGGTTCGCGGCAGGTGCCCGACACACTCCCACTTGCGGATGGCTTGGCCGCTGACTTGAAGCCCCGCGGCAAGGACGCCGAGGCCAACCGATTCGATGGCCAGGGTGATCAGATTGGTGCTCATGCCCGCAAGTCTAACCGATTGTTAGACTTTGACAAGAACTAATTGGTAGGGCCGAAAAATGTACTTTTGGCCGATGGACAAGCAATCAACAAAACCTGATGCGAAGTCGGACGTTCTGTCCGGTTTTGCGCAGCGCATGCATGAACTTTGCGACGACTGGAAGATGCCGGGGCACGGCCGCCAGACGCACCTAGGAGCAAAGTTCAAGGTGACGCCCAGGCCGGCAGGCAACTGCCGAAAGTCGCCAAGCCCGCCGCGTGCAGGCTTTTTTGCGCCCAAACGGCAGGCTCTAACCAATAGTTAAAACCAATCAACAAATCTAACTTTCAGCGCGCACGCATCACTAACTTTCGGTTAGGATTCATCCATCGACAACACGCACCCAACCGGAGAGCGACGATGGAGCAAGTAGAGCAAGAGGCCCAGGTCATCACGACCTACAAAGGCTTCGACAGCAACTGGCAATGCCGGGGCTTTCAGTACGAGGTCGGCAAGACCTACACCCATGACGGCGAGGTCATGGCCTGCGGCTCCGGCTTCCATGCCTGCGAGCATCCGCTGAACGTCTTTGAGTACTACCCACCATCAGGCTCCAAGTTCGCCATTGTTGAACAGTCTGGCGACTTGAGCCGCCATGGCGATGACTCGAAGGTGGCGAGCCGTCGCATCACCATCAAGGCCGAGCTGTCGATTGCTGGCCTTGTGTCTGCCGCGATTGAGTACGTCACCAGCCGATGCGAGCCGATCAATCCTGAGTCGCCAGCGTCTGCCACGGGCTACCAGGGCGCTGCATCGGCCACGGGACCTAAATCTGTGGCCCTTTCGGCTGGCTACGAGGGCCGCGCAATGGGCATTGATGGTGGGGCCATCTTCCTTGTGCGGCGCGACACCAGCGACAACATCAAGCACGTATTTGCTTCGCTCGTTGGGCAAAACGGCATCAAGCCGAATGCCTGTTACTCGCTTGGCGACGATGGTCAACCTGTGGAGGTGGCGTGATGGACAGAGCACCTTGCTACAACACGCTGACCCAGCGCCAGCACCAGCGCACGATTGACGCTGCAGCCGCCCGCGGTGACGCGCACGCACTGCTGCAACAAGAGCTGCAGATCACCTTCCTGGCGGCGATGCAGGGCATCACCAACAAGGTGCCCGGCTACATGATCAAGCAGGCCGGCCCCTACGTCGAGACGGAGCGCCCGTTTGTCGATGAGCTGGCCGACGCGCTGGAACACGCCGAGGCCTTCGAGCAGCTGTTGCTGGTGATGAAGGACAGCGAGTGCCCCATGGTGGCCGAGCTACGCCGCCGCGTGGCTGCCGTGTACGTGCGCACCACGGTGGGTGGCGTCGAGATGGCGCGGGGTGTGGCATGAGCCCCCTGCTGATCCTCGAAGCCCGCACAGCCTGCCTGCTGGCAGCTTGGGACGCGCACACCTCAGACATCCCCATGACCTGGCTGTGCGCATGACGCCAGCCGCCACGAACCACCACCAAACCACGAGCCCAACATGAACGCACCCGAACAACTGCCCATGGCCGATGGCCAAATTGCCGCCTACAGCCCTGTCGCTGCTGGCCTGGCTGAACTGCGCCACCGCTTCGATGGCGTCGTCTTTGATGTCTCCACCACGAAGGGCGACAAGGAGGCGCGTGGCTTCCGCAAGGAGTTGGTGACGCTGCGCACCACGCTGGAATCCAAGCGCAAGGAACTCAAGGCCCCGGCGCTGGCCTATGCCAAGCGCATCGACGACGAAGCCAAGACCATCACGCTGGAAATCCTGGGGCTCGAAGAACCCATCGACGCGCAGATCAAGGCCGAGGAAGCACGCAAGGAAGCCGAGCGGGCAGCCAAGGCTGAAGCCGAGCGCGTGCGGGTCGAAAAGCATCAGGCCGTGATTCAGTACCTGCGCAGCATCCCTGCGGGCGTGGCATCAGCCCCGGCAGACAAGGTGCTGGCCGCGCTGAATGAGCTTGACGCGCTCGACATCACAACGGCCCTCGAAGAATTTCAAGGACAGGCCCAAGTCGCCAAGGATGAATCCCTGGACAAGCTGCGCGAGATGCACGCCGCCGCTGTGGCTCACGAAGCCGATCAAGCCCGCATCAAGGCCGAGCAGGAAGCCGAAGCCGCACGCATTGCCGCTGAGCGCGCCGAACTGGCCCGCCTGCGCGCTGAGTCTGAAGCCCGCGAACGTGAAGCCGCAGCAGCCCGAGCCGAGCAAGAGCGCAAAGACCGCGAGGCCCTCGAAGCCGCCGAACGTGAGCAAGCCGCAAGGCTGGCCGCTGAACGTGCGGCACAGGCCGAAGAACTGCGCAAGCAACGCGAAGCCCAAGAAGCCGAACTCCGCGCCCAGCGTGAAGCGCAAGCCAAGGCAGACGCCGAAGCAGCCGCCGCGCGCCGCGCCGAAGAATCGCGCCTGGCTGCTGAACGCGCAGAGCTTCGCCGCCAACAGGACGAAGCGGAAGCCAAGCGCCGCGCCGAATTGGAAGCCAAGCACGCGGCCGACATGAAGGCCCGCGACGCTGCGCCCGTGATGCTGACCGCGCTGCGCCAGATCGCCGAACTTAGCACCGAAGCCAAGGTGAAGAAGATCGCAAAAACCGCCATCTCGGAGGCCGCATGACCACCGTCATCGAACACTGCGACGCGCAGTGCAGCAAGTGCCCGATTGGGTGCCTGAGCCAACAACAGCTTGACGCCATGGAGGAGACGGCCGAATGGTCGGCACGCTCTGCCAACCCGCTGCGCACCTCAAGCGTGGGCCTGCTGCCCCGTGAGCACCGTGAGCCGATCCCCACCCAGCCCTTCGCGCCTGGCGTGATCGAGCGGCACGAGCGCCGCAAGGCCACCCGCCTCCTCTTGTCCATCGTGGGCGCGTCCGCGTGCCTCGTGATGTGGGTGGGCTGGAGGTGGATGCGATGAGCCGGACCAAAGCCATGGTCTGGGATGACCTCGAAGCACAAGAACTGAACGAACAACCGAGTTTTGGAGAATCACATGAGCACAGCGGTAATGATCATCGGCGAGTCGGGGACGGGCAAATCCACCAGCCTGCGCAACCTCGACCCAGCGCAAACCCTGCTGATTCAGGCGGTGCGCAAGCCCCTGCCCTTCCGTTCTAAGGAATGGAAGCCCGCCACGAAGGAGAACCCCCAGGGCTCCATCTTCGTGAGCGACCAGAGCGGAACCATTGTTGAAGCGATGCGGCGCACCACCCGCGACATCATCGTGCTGGACGACTTCCAGTACGTGATGGCGAACGAGTTCATGCGCCGCGTGACGGACGTGGAAGTGGGTAACGCAGCCTTCGCCAAGTACAACGAGATTGCCCGCAGCGCGTGGGACATCCTGACGGCTGCATCCAGCCTGGCCGACACCAAGCGCGTGTACCTGCTGAGTCACACCAGCACCGACGAATTCGGCAAGACCAAGATCAAGACGATTGGAAAGCTCCTTGACGAAAAGATCGTCATGGAAGGGCTTGTGTCCATCGTCCTGCGCACCGCCGTGGTCAACGACCAATATCTGTTTCGCACTCGGAACAACGGCAGCGACACCGTCAAGAGCCCCATCGGCCTGTTTGACCACGAAATGATCCCCAACGACCTGGCCGCAGTCGATGCCGCCGTTTCCGAGTTCTACGGCATCGCCGCGAACACCTGACCACCCCTGAACCACCAAGGACCACCATGAGCTACACACTCGACGCCACCCAAGCCAAAGCAGCCGACAGCCTGGGCAGCAGCATCCGCGAAACCGGCAAGTACATCGGCACCATCACCCGCGCCGAGGCCATCACCTCGACCAAGGGCACCAAGGGCCTTGGCTTGTCGTTCAAGGCCGCAGACGGCGCCACCGCCGACTACCTCGACCTGTGGACCCACAACAAGGACGGCGAAGACCTGTCCTCACTCAAGACGGTCAACGCCATCCTGGCCTGCTTGAAGCTGCGCGGCATCACCGAGGGCGCGATTGCCTTCGAGAAGTGGAACAAGGACAAGAAGGCCCGCGAGACCGTGCAGGGCAAGGGCTACCCCGACCTCATGGGCAAGCGCATCGGCTTCCTGCTGCGCAAGGAACTGGAAACCGACGACAAGGGCGAAGACCGCGACCGCCTGGCCATCTATGCGGTGTTTCAGGCTGACACCGAACTGACCGCCTCCGAGGTGCTGGGCCAGCAGACCAAGCCCGAGCGCCTGGGCAAGATGTTCGACGCCCTGATGGCCAAGCCGGTGAACGACAAGCGCAAGGCCCCGGGCTCGTCTGCACGCCCTGCTGCCAGCTCGTCAGATTCCGGCGACTGGACCCAAGACCCAGACATCCCGTTTTGAGGTCTGAACCATGAGCGTCATCGAAGCCGCCGCAGTGTCAGTCAAGACCATGGCCGACAACACCCTACGCCTGACTGTGGACATCGAACCCCGGCACGCCAAGGCAGCGTTCGCCCTGTTTGGTGAGCGTGGCACGGCGGTGGCTTTGGCAGCGCTCAAGGCTGACCCGGAGCCCGAGCAAGAGCCGCAGTCCGAGTCCGCGACCCTCAAAGGTGGCGAGCTGTCCAAGTGGGCCGCACTGCGCTGCCAAGACCCGGCGTTTCGCGCGTGGCTGCGCAACCAAGGGCCAGCCCGTCAGGACTGGAACACCACGGACGGCGCGGCCGACACGATCCGGGCCATCTGCCACATCACCAGCCGGGCCGAGCTCGACCACAACAAGGCCGCCGCCGCCATCTTCAACGAACGCATCCGCCGCGCCTGGCAAGAGCACACGGAAGGACACTGACATGGAAACCCACCTGTATTTGGACATCGAAACCATCCCGGCACAGCGCCCGGACATCCTGGCAGACATCCGCGCCAGCAAGCAGCAGGAACTCGAACAAGCCATCGCAGCCGTGCGCGCACCTGGCAACTACGGCGCCGAAGCTGCGGCCAAGTGGATGGCCGAGAAGGGTGCGGCACAGATTGCCGACCTGCGCGCGGGCTTCGACGCTGATGTCGATGACGCCTACCGCAAGACCAGCTTTGATGGTGCCTTCGGCCAAATCTGCGTGATCGGCTGGGCACTGAACGACGACCAGCCGCGAACGGTGCACGGCATGAACGAGCGCGAGGTGCTGCGTGCCTTTGGCCAGTCGCTGGACGTTCCGCGCTCCGCTCAGTTCTCGACCTGCATCGTCGGCCACAACGTCGCGGCCTTTGATCTGCGCTTCCTGGCGCAGCGCCACATCGTCAACGGCATCCGCCCGCACATCGTCATCGCCAAGGCAGCACAGGCCAAACCCTGGGAAGTCGAGAAGGTGTTCGACACGATGGTGCAGTGGTCAGGTGTGGGCTCACGCATCAGCCTGGACAAGCTGTGCAAGGCCTTGGGCATCAAGTCGCCCAAGGGTGACATTGACGGCTCAAAGGTGTGGGACGCGGTGCAGGCTGGCCGCTTGGTGGAAGTGGCCGACTACTGCGCCCGCGATGTCGAGGCGGTGCGGCAGGTTCATCTGCGCATGACCTACCAAGTCGAGGTGGCGTGATGGCTGGCCAGATCGTTTCCCGCGAACGCATACGCGCCGAGTTCGACCGCCTCAAGGCCAACGCCTACGAGTTCAGCGACCCCGAGTTGTGCATCCTCGTGGCGGCCAACCTGGGCCTACCTGTCGAGGCTGTGGTTGAGGTGCTGGAACACAAGGAGGCCGCTTAACCACCACCTGAAAGGACACCATGAAAACCGCAATCACCCTCACCATCATCGCCGTCACCCTTGCAGCTTGCAGCCGCGACGAAGTGTCGTTTGACACGCTCGAAACCGCACGCAAGCAGGCCCGCGAGAACGCCGAGTTCAACGCCCGCAAGTGGCGTGCAGACACCAAGCTCTATGCCGACTCCATCCTGATCTCTCGCGGTGACAGCACGCAGGCCCCGGCATGCCCTCAAGGCGACGGCTGGGCAACCATTGACATCGCCGATGCACAGACCGGCCAAACCCAAGCCAAGCTGAAGTGCAGCACGGTTTCTGACTCAGTGGGGTGCCGCGTTGACAACGACTTCAAGAGCAGCCCCTACGCGAACGAGGACGGCACTTGTGCGCCTCTGAACCGTGTCCCGCACCCTCTGCCGAAGATTGGCAAGTGATGCTGATTCTGAGCATATCCACTGTGCTCGTCTTGCTGGTTGCCAGCTTTGCTGCTGGCTACATCACCAAGGCATGGCGGGCACGCAAGGCACACAAGGAGGCCGCATGACCGACACCAAGCAAACAGAAAAGACGTTGTCCCTTGTGTGCAGAGATTGCGGGGTACGCGATTACTCAACGTCATACATGCAAACAAGCAAGATCAAGCAGGAGATGGACGCATCCGGCACTTGCTTTGACTGCGCCTACTGGCGCGTCACCATCAAGACGCCGCCCGACACAGTGATTAACGGTCGAACGTACAGCATCGGCAATGTCAAGAAGCCACCCAACAGCCCACATGCCGGCATGGCTGGGCGGCGCTTTGACATTGAGTACTTCGATGGTCGAACAGTCACGACGCACGACTTGTGGGCAGGGTCGGAAATTCCGGAGCGGTACAGGGATCGCCTCCCCGATAACGCAAGGTTTTTGCATGGCGCTGGATTTCAGCGCATCGGAGACGGCGGCGCGTGGAATGCCTCCACCCCTCCAAAGCAACAAGCCACCCAGGAGCAACCCAAATGACCGACACCAAGCTGAGAGAGGCGTTTGAGGCCGAGATTCGCTGCGAAGAAAAGTGGGGGCATCGGTCCCTGCTGCGCAACAAGCAAGGCGGCTATGCCAACTGGTGCGTTGACCTCATGTGGGACGTATGGCAAGCAGCCCTTGCCGCCCCTGCGGCAGAGCCGGAGCAATCCACCCGCCTGCGCGGTGGTGTGCCGGATGTCCGCAGCGTTGACCGTGGTTTTCGCTGGGACGGCGAAGCGCAGCACCATGTCCCAACTTTGCTGATCGAGTTTGAACCCGTCCCAGCGGGGAGCCCAAACAATGCGAAGGGTTGGGAAGATCGCGACGCACTTGCATCCGCGCTCACCGCCGCCCCTCAAGCCCCAGCGCTGGATGCATGGATCAGCGTTGCGGACGAAATGCCTGACAGCGAGCCCGGATCTCCGCCCGTGCTGTTCTACAGCGATGACCTGCGCAACCCGACAAACATGATGCTCGGCATCTACCGAGACGGCAAGTGGCTGTCGGCTGGCTTTGAATTCGTCAACGTGACGCACTGGAAACCAAAGCCAGAAACTCCCGACGCAGCCATGTCAGCGCAGGGAGGTGGCAAGTGAGCGACATCAAACTGCCCGAGCACTGCGCTGGCTCCAAGTTTCGCCCTGTCCACTGGCACGACATCAACACCACGCCGCCGAAGTTGATCGGATGGGGCGTCGAAGAAAAGCCCAAGGGCAAGCGGGCCTACGTCCCCCGCGCATTCCGTGGCGAGACACATCCATTCAAGACCAAGGAAGAAGCCCAGCAGGTTTGCGACGAACTGAACAAACAGAGCGCCACCCAGGCCGAGCGCGATCAGGGAGGCAGGTGATGTCGTGCGCCTCATACCGTCGTGGGCAGCTTTGCGCGGACGGCTTCCCGATGTCCTATCCCGCTAGTTCGGCATGCACAGGCTCCGTCTGTGACTGCTGCCAGCGGCCCAACGACAAGCTCCCGGCCTGCATGGACGAGGACATCAACGCGATGTGGCTGAACGATGACGGCACGCCGAAACACAGGCCCGCCACCCACCCCACCAAGGACACCAAGCAATGACCGAACAGCGAACAGCATTTGAAAAATGGGCCGTGCAACAGGCATGGATCAAGGACTGCCAGCGCAATGCAGACGGTTCCTATGGACATTACGAGACGCAAAAAGCGTGGGCTGCGTGGCAAGCCGCTTCGCGCAAGAAGGACACACCATGACCAACGAAGTGAAGCGACCAACCGCCACGCTCAACTGGTCCCTCTATGTTGATTGCCCGCAATGCGACAAGAGCAACGACCTCGCAGGGCCTGAGCACGACACCGAACACCATGTTGCCCGCCACATCTTCAGCAACGCATGGGACAAGCTAAACGGCCACGAGGTGGAGTGCGAGCACTGCGGCCACGAGTTCACGATTGAGAAAGTCGAGTACTGACATGACCACCAACACCGAACAACTGCTGCGCAAGCGTTTTGAGGCTGCGTGGCGCAAAAAGTACGGCAACCGGCTTTACTGCGAAAGCGCGTGGGAGGGCTACCAGATGGCCGCACTCACCCAGCCCGCCCAGGCCGGGGAGGCTGTTGCGTGGCTGTGCAACTGGCCAGGGCAAGGCAAGGAAACGTGGCATCACGTCTACATCAACGAGTCAGACGCGATTGATCGCAAGCGCAACTCAGGCGGCGAGATCGTTCCTCTTTACACCGCCCCACCCGCCAGCCAGGAGCAGGCCGACACGCAGGCTGTTGACAAAGCGTGGGGGCGATTTGCCATCGCTATGGGCGATGCGCCAGGGTCTCCGTACCCGGGCATGGCTAAGGCGTTCGAGGAGCACTTCGGCCAGTCTTGGGTGGACAAGGACTGGCGCAATGAGCAATCGGTGTGGGCAGCAGCTTGGCGCAAGGCATGGGACGCCCACGCACATCAGTCCGCACAACGGGCCAGCCAGGAGCAGGCGCAGCAGCCCCTCAAGAGCTTTGCACCTTTGTTTGAGCGCAACCGCGCAGGGATCGAGCAAGCCAAGGCCGAGATGGACGCAGAGGCGCAGCAGCCCAGCGGCGGGGAGGTGTCTGACGAACTGATCGACCGCATCGCTGACGACTACGAAGACGATTGCGGACGCATCCGCATGGACAAGGTTTTCGACTTTGCCCGCGCCATCCTCACCCTCGCCACCAAGCCGGAGCCGATGACGTGGCAGCCGATTGAGACGGCGCCGAAGGATGGGGCTGAGTTCCTGGGATGGCGTCACGGACGAATTGCAACGGCTCGCCTGGTTCCGCGCGACGACTGCGAAATGTGGTGCTTTGGCGGCGAATCCTTCGCTTTTGAGAGCTTCCCAGCTCTGCGCCCAACCCACTGGATGCCCCTGCCTGACGCCGCCAGCATCACCAGCACCAGCACCAGCACCAAGGGGCCGCAGTGATGAGTGACGCCGACAAAGCTCTCGCCCTGGCTGGTCGGTACGCACGCCTGCAAGTCCGTTCCGGGCAGTGCCGGGGCCTTTGCTCTCGATTGCTCGACAACTGCGAAAACCTGCGTCATTGGGGCGATGGTTCTGAGCCGGGCTTTTCTGGCTGCATGGAGGCATACCGCGAGTGGAAAAGCGAAGCCGCCAAGGGAAACGAAACGCGACCCAACTCTCAGCACGGGTGGGCCGCACTCCTGGAACAAGACCTGGAGTTCTGCCGTCCTTGTCTGCTGGCAATGAGGGTCTGGAGCCACCGCAAGACCATGCACCGCCGTCGCGCCTCCGTGCTCGGGGCCATCAAGCGCGTAGGGCTGCGCACCAACCAAGCAAAGGACGCCCCATGAAATTCACCCCAGAGCAAGTGATCGAGATGGCGGGCGCTGCCATCGACAAAGACAAGGCGCACGCATACGCCGGGTTTTGGACGCTCACCGAAGACGACCTCACCCGCCTCTGCACCCTCGCCGCAGACAGGGCGCTTGAGGCGGCGGCTTATGCGGCTGAAACCAACGGCGTCGATGCCATCCCGACCAAGGGCTACAAGCCCCGCAAGCGCTACGTCACCGACTCGCATCTGCGCCGCATCAAGGTGGCGGGCCTGTACGGCGACGACGGCCGCCTCAACCCGTCGGGCCTGGTGTTCTGCTGCGTGGTCGAGCTGCTGTACCTGACCGGCGCCGACGTGGGCGTGGTGGTGCGCATCCGCGAGCAGGCCGACCCAGGCGAGCCGGACGAGCCGCATGTGTGCTCCGAGGGCATCATGCTGCGCCGCGACAAGACCGACGGCACCAGCCGCCCCGTCATCGTCGAATGGACGCCCAGGCTGCGCGCTGTCTTGGCCAGGCTGCAGGCCTTGAAGGTCGAGCGGATGGCGAAGAAGCGCATGGCGCAGCGCGTCGTGACCCCGTGGCTCATCACCAAGGTGGACGGCACGCCGATGAACTACGAGGCGTTCTCCAATGCGTGGCAGAAGGCCATGAAGCGGGCCACCAAGACCGGCAAAGTGCCACCCACCATGATCCGCGACTTGCGCGCGAAGGCGGCCACGGACAAGGAAGAAAGCCATGGCATGGGGGCGGCCAGCGACCTCATGGACCACACCACGCAGACCCAGACGGCGGCCTATGTCCGGCGCAAGAAGACGCGCCGCGTGGGTGCTGTGCGCTGATTTCCGTTAGAAGAAGCGGAAACCGTTAGAAAAAAGCGCCCTGACAGCCGAAGCCGAAAAGGCGCTTTTCCCAGGAGAAAAATGGTCGGGGCGGTGGGATTCGAACTCACGACCCTCTGCTCCCAAAGCAGGAAAAGACGCCAGCATTGATCGGGCTTCTGGGCTGATTCGTCTAACCTGATCGCGCCATGTGCCCCCGCATTCCATCGGCCATCTGAGCTGTCCGTTAGAACGATTCCCCAAACGCAAAAAGGCCCCGCCCCACCCGGTGAGGGGTGAGACGGGGCAACGCTCTGGCAAGCGAGGAGACAGGTAGACGATCAGTCGGCGGGCGTGAAGTCCACGTAGAACTTGTCGCCAGGGTTGAACTTGCCGAGCAGCGCCGGATTGGTGATTTGGATCTGCAGCGAAGCCGAGGGCGAGAACTTCGAGAAGGTGCTGTCTTCGTGCAGACCATCCTTGTCAAAGCTCGGCGGGCACACGGCATTGAAGCTCAGCTGCTCCGAGGATGGGTGGCGGGTGACGGATGCGATTTGCGGCTTGGCGCGCATGGTGGTGGACATAGAGACCTTTCAGTTGAGGGTGGTACTGCATCAATCGCTGCAGCGGGCGAAAACCGGAAACGTTTATTGCGAGCGCCAGCAGGCGCGTAGGAGGGCCCGGGCCTGGGTCAGGGTGCGGCCGGTGTCGGCTGCGGACTCGGCAAGGTCGGCAAGGTTGGAAAGAGCCTGGCCATCGAGGACGACAACACCCGCTCCAGCCACGCCGGGTAGTCCGGCACCGGGCTGTCCATGACCTGAGCCGGCAGGGGCGGCAGCTCCACCGCTTGGCGCGGCGCTTGCGCAGTGCACGGGTCGGGCGATGTCGCGCAGGCGCTCAGTGAGAGCAGCAGCACGGTCAGGAGCAGTCTGGCGAGATTGGGCGAGTGCATCTTGTGCCTCCATGGCGGTCTTGGTGAGGTCGCGCACGCGGGCCTGCGCGCGCTCGGTTTCGGCTGAGATGGCATTGGCGCTGGCCAACTGCACCTGCAGAAGCTGGGTGCGGGCCTGGGCGGCATCGGCCCGGGCGTAGGCCATGCCGACATCCAGGCGCACGCACAGGGCCACCAGCACCCCCACGACGACAGCCCAGCACCAGCCGGGCACCAGGCCAGTGGCGCGGGTGATCCAGAGCAGCGCGGGCATGGTCAGCTCCCGAACACAAAGCGGCGCGCGCGCACCCAGTGCGCCGGCCAGGTTGCCGGGTGCGGCTTGCCCGGGCGCCAGTTGCGCTCGTAGTAGGCCCAGCCGCCTTCGGTGTCGTCGGGCGTGGGCAGCGGGCGCGGGTCGGTCCACAGCAGCAGGCGCGCGAACGTGGCCGCCAGCACGTCGTCGTGCTCCAGCTCACCCCAGACGGCCGCGGCAGTCGGCGCGACACCGCGGCGGGCGCACGCCTGTGCTGCCAGCTCTTTTGTGGCCGCGTGGGTCAGCACGCCCTTGACGCCGCCGCCTTGCTCGAACTGCCACAGGCCGCGGGCTGGGCCTTTGCTGCCACCGTCGAGAACCTGCCAGCGGTGGATCAGCTTGGACTCTTGCAGGCCGATGGCCAGCTGCAGCTGCAAAGCCTCCGGGCTGTAGAGCTTGGGCGGCAGATCCGCCAGCGCCGGGAAGATGGCGCCGTCAAGCACCTCCTGCAGCAAAGGGTCACGGACCGTGCTCATGGATGCACCTCGTCGTCAAGGTCAGCGCCCAGCAAGTCGAGCGCTGCAAAGTGCAGCACCTTGGCCGTCGTGCCCAGGCCGAAGCACAGCAGGCCCACGGCCAGCAGCGCACACGCCGGATTGACCCACTGCGCGCGCCACACGTGCTCCAGCAACGCCAGGCACGCCAGGCCCACGCAGGCCAGGCCCACACGCTGGGCCAGGTTGTCGCGGTAGTGGGGAGACAGCGCACCCACAACGCACAGCAGGGCCACAAGGCCCAGGGAGATGATCGATAGCGTGGCCATGGCTCACCCCTCCCGCTTGGCAGGCAAGCCCAGCTTTGTGCGCGCCCACTCGACCAGCGCGGCCCAAAGGTCGCCAGCGGCAATCGCGGAGATGGACTCGTGCACCTTGCTGGCCACGTTCATGCCAAACAAGCCCAGTGCCCAGCCGATGAGGCCGTCGGCATTCGTGGCACCAAGCCACCCGGCCACAGGGTGCGTGCCGTAGTAGCTCAGGGTTGCGCCACCAATGACCAGCAGCAGCTTTGCCACGGTTGTGCCTTCGGTCCAGCGCAGGGCGATGAGGGCACCCAGCAGGCCGGGCGCGGCGTCTTTGGCTTCGGGCGGGATGTGCAGGGGCATGCGGTCTCCAGAAACGAAAAACCCGCCTCAAGGGCGGGTGTGGGTTGCGTCGGGTAGGCGTCAGGCGAGTTGCTTGCGCAGGGCCTGGATCTGAGCGTCCAGGCTGGCCAGCCAGCCGCCATCGGTGCCCAGCGCGGCCTCGCGCATGCGCCGCGGCGTCTGCTGCAGCTCGAGCAGCACGATCTGCTCGCGCACCAGCTCAGCCTGCGGGATGACCGCAGGCGCCGGGCGGGAGAACGCGCCGGCGGCGTAGGTGTCGCCCTGCTCCACGCCGCTCGGCGCCTCGACCCAGACCAGGTCGGGGTGGAACATCTCTTTGATGTCGCCGTCCGTGGTGATCAGCTCGGCCACGCGGCCAGCTTCGATGCGTGCGTAGGTCTTCATCATGCCAACTCCCAAACCGTGATGAGGGCGTCGCCGCCGTTGTTGCCAGCGACCGCAGCCGCTGATGCGCCGATGGCCGTGCCGTTGGCTCCGACCCCGTAATTGCCGCTCATGGACGGCCCGCCAATGCCCCGCGCGACGCCGCCAGTGGAGCCGACAGCCGGGCCGCCGATCTGGCCTGACGAGGACGCCAGCACGGTGCCGGTCGTCGACGGCGCGCCCGCAACGCCCGCCCCCTCCATGATCGTGACGGTGGACGCCGTCGGCCCGTAGTTGGCCGAACCCTTGCCGCCCGGGCAAGAGATCAAGGCGCCAAAGCTGGCCGTGCCGCCGTTGCCGCCAGTGGTGGACCCCGCGTCGCCGGCCGTGCCACCGGTCGGGATCGTCATGACCTGGCCGGCGCCGATCTGCGCCGCGGTCAGCTTGCACTTGGCGTAGGAGCCGCTGCCGGCGCCAGGAGATCCCGCGTAGCCGCCCGCACCAGTCGCCGGGGCACCGCCGCTGCCGCCGCCGGGCGCCTGAACCTCGACGATGAAGCTGGAGGCGCCTGCAGTCGGCGTGTAGGTCTGGCCACTGTTGGCGGTCGTGAAGACGCGCACTGCCAAGAGGCGGCCAGATGAGAAGCTGCCCAGCGCGGTAGAGAGCGAGGCCGCAAAGTTCGTTGCACTCCCGTCATCGTTGACATTGGGCCCCTGTTTGGCAATGAACTGCGCCAGCCCAGCGGCAGCCGTCGTGGCCTGTCGCAACGCGGTGTTGAACTGCGCCGACGGGGCCACGCCGGCCACGAAGCCACTGGACAGCAGCGACGTCAGAGCGGCGTAAGCCGTGGGCGTGAGCGTGTTGGCCCCCGCCCCCACGGCGAAGGGCAAAAACTGATTGGTTCCTGGCATGTGGACCTCGGGTTAAAGAGGGGTGGCAAAAGCGCCGACGTCAAACCCGCCGATCAGCGGGCTGGAGATGTCGAAGCCGAAAAGAGGCGCGCCGATGACGCTGCTGACGAAGTAGTCCGCGATGCGCACGCCGGCTGGCTTGAGCGGCAAGGCGCCCGACTTGATCAGGCCGGACAGCAGGGCAGATGGCTGCATCCCGGCGAAATAGACGGACATGGTCATGTCCTGGTTGTCGGTGGCGAAGGCCACGGTGCCGGTCCCGGAGAACACCTGCGCCATGATCTGCTGGTAGGCCGGCAGCGTGCCGTCCCAGTGGTTCGCGCCCACTTTGGCCCGGATGAGCAGCCGGTAGGTCTCGTCATCCATGCGCGACAGACCCTCGGAAGGATCGAAGGGGCCTTTGATCACGCCCTGGTCAAACCCCAGCCCTGGCGTGTCGAAGCTGAAATACACGCCGGTGATGGCGACCCGCGCATAGCGACTGATCCCAGCCCACTGGCCCAGGACGTCGAGCTGAGTGCCCACCGCCACGTCGAGGTCGAAGGCCTGCGAGATGGCCTCTGCCAACTGAGCCTGGGCGTCAATGCCGGAGGTCACGGCGTCAACCAGCGCAACGAACTTGGGCTTGTCGGCGTGCTGGCTGGTGATCAGGTCGGTGTACTGGCTCATGGCACCACCACGATGGAGACGTCAGCAGCGGTGCAGCTGGCCAGGGCGTTGTAGGCCACGGCCACGTCAGCCGCGGCCGGCGCGCCCGGCTTGGCTGCCACCTTCACGGTCAGCACCTCAAAGGTGGTGGACTGGGCGCCTCCGCTGAGCTGCGCCGGCAGGTACAGCCGCGCCAGCATGACTGGCTGGCCGATGCCAAGGGCGTTGATGTAGGCCGCGACGGCAGCCTGGACCTGTGCGGCCACGGCCGTGGTGTAGCCGCTAAGTGCCTTCAGGCGGACCTCCACCGCCATCGGGGCGTCTGTCAGCTGGGAGTAGCGGATGGTGTGCGGCAGTCCGATGTCGTCGTTGACGGTCACGCTCGTGCTGCCGTGGGTGTAGGTGCCCGGGGTCTTCTTGAGCATGATGGCTTGCGCGATGCTCGCCGCGTCGCCGCCCTTGGCCACCACCGCAATGGAGTGGGCCGGCTGACCGTTGGCATCGGTTGTGTCGCCGTCGTTTTCGTAGATGGTGGCTGTCACCACACCGGTCACGGCCTGCACGGCTCCGAGGATTCCGCCCAGCACGGTGAGCGACGGCAGGGCCACCGATTGGGCCTGACGCTGGCGCAGCTGCGCGTCGGTCTCCACGGGTGCGCCCTGCGACGCTGGCGCGCTGTTGGTGACGCTCTGCCACCCCAGCGTGGGGGTGGCGATCTTGGTGACGCTGCCAGCCGGGGCAGACACCGCGCCCTTGACCGTGCACGTGGCCGTGATGTTGATCGAGCCCGACGGGGGGATCACCACGGTCGCGGGCAGCGCCCACCGGTTGCCGTTGGCGTCGGATGCGATGCCGGCGTTGATGGTCGTGCCAGCCTGCCCCACCACGGTGAGCGTGACCTGGCTGGCCGTGGCCACTGCGCGAGCGATGCCGTTGATCTTGACCCGGCTGGACAAAGCCTCGCCCTGCGCCGTGGCCGGGCCTGCGGAGTTGAACGCATCCACGATGGCCAGGTTGGCGTCGTTGATGGCCGCGGCAACGATGCCCAGAAACTGGCCGTCCTGGCTGTCGTTGCCCAGGTAGACGTCGGCACCGAAGATGGCCCGGTACTGACCATGCAGCCAAGTCAGGATGGCGGCATAGTCCGGCGCGGTGATGCCGCTGGCGTCGATGGTCGGAGCGGTTGGAGAGGTCATAGCGTGGTGTCAACCTGAGCTGTGCCGTAGGCCGTTGTGATGGTCGCGGTCACGGAAAAGCGCCGCGTGTTGCCGTCGAAGTTGCTGCTGTATTCCGTGATCGCCGTCACCCCGGGCGTGCCCAGAATCCGGTCCTTGATGACCGCGTCGCGCGTCAGGGCCGTGCGCTTGCCCAGAACCTCGGTGTCCCAGGGCATGCCGTCGGTGGTGTCCACGAACCACTCCCCCAGGTTGAGCGCCAGCCTGGTGCGTACCGCCTGGGCCACGGCCTCGGGTGAGTTGACGAGCCAGTCCTGGCCGCTGCCCAGCGTGTAATCGCCGGCGGCATCGAGCTTGCGGTAGCGCATCGGTCAGCCTCAGTTGGGTGTGCCCGTGTTGGGCGAGCCGTTCGGGTGGGTGTGGGTCTTGAGCGACTTGCCGCCCGCGGTGACGTCCTGCGTCACGGTCAGCGGGCCGATGAGGCTGGACGCCGCCGAGCCGCCGCCTGCTGGCGCGCCTTGCGAGATGGCGCCGTTGATCTGCACGTTGCCGTTGATGACCAGGCCGGCGGGAGCGGTGATCGTGACGACGCCGGCCT